TTTCACCGTTTGCCGGTGTTGGTTCTGAGGGTGTTGGCTCGTTGCGATGCGGCCGCAAGTTTATTGGTGTCGAATTGAAACCGGAATACTTTAAGCACGCCTGCAAGTTTTTGGAAAGCACGGAGGCGGCATATACAGAGGCCACGCTGTTTGATGACGAGTTCGCATTGGCGGGCACGGAGTCAGACGCAGATGATTGACCTAGAGCGTTACGAGCAGATAGCTCGCGAGTTCGGTTCGTCAAATTGTTGGACTGGAACGAGCGGAACATTGGCTGGGATTATTTTGGAGTTAGTTAGGGAAGTTAAGAGGTTGCAAGATGAGCGAAGAAGCGACAGTTTACGAAACGAGCCAAGCAGTCGATTACCACAGCAGACACGAACTGAGTAGCAGCGAAGTAGCTTGCTATCTGAACGATCCGATTGTCTGGTATCACCGATATTGTTTGAAAGACTGGCCGCGTGATAAGCCTAGCGAGGCGATGCAATTCGGAACGATGGTTCATCGCATGATTGAAATCGGTGGCTGTGATGCAATCGTCAAAGAGATACCAGCGGAAGTTCTTAATGAACAAGGCCATTGCAAGGGCAAAACTTGGCTCGATTGGAAGGCGGCTAATCCGGCTGACCAATACTTAAAGCCAGGGGAAGCCAACCCGTTAAAGCTGATCTGGGACAATTTGCAAGCCAATAGTTGGTGCAAAGCGGTGATAGCTCTCGCGGCTAAGGAGACAGAGCATTTTTGGCACGATGCAGACTTGGCGTCTGAGTGCCGAATGAAGTGTGACGCGATTGGTAACGGTGTGTTAGTCGACTGGAAGACCACCAGCAAGACCAACGCTCGGACGTTTGCAGCGGACGCGGCAGCAAGGTTCTACGATGTGCGGTTGGCTTTGTATCGTCGAGGCTTTCGAGACAAGTTTGGCTGCAATCCAGAGGTCTACGTTGTGGCAATCGCGACGGATGCAGGCTGTAAGGTAACGCCGTATCGCATGCCTGATTCTTGGCTTGAGGACGCAGAGGCGAGATTGATTTTGACCGTGGACGAGATGAGTCGTTTTTCTTTGGATCGGTATCTGGATTGCGGGCCAGTCGATCTAGTGCAGCCCCGCTGGGCAACGTTTGATTTGGAGAGTGTAGATGAATGAGTTGATGGTGAGCGAGAACCCTGGGTTGATAGAGTCGCATAATGGCCAGTCGTTATCTACGGCACATTCACAGTCTCAGGCTGTAGCATTGGCTGGTGCAGTGCTGGATAAGCGAATAGCGACGGCTAAGCAATGGCCTCGTTCGGTAAGTCGGTTTAAGGCAGAGGCAACGGCACTGCTGCAAAGCGACGTTGAAACGGCGATGAGTGCTGAATACTCAAAACCTGTCGGCGGCGGAAGTGTACGCGGTCCAAGTGTACGGTTGGCAGAGCTAGCTGCGTTGTGCTGGACAAATATCGAGGTTGTCATTCAAGAGCCAATTGTCAGCGACTCTAGCGTCACGGTGCAGGCCATCGCGTGGGATATGGAGAAGAACATCACAATGCCGGGGGTAGCGACGACATCGATACTTAACAAGCAAGGCCAGCGATACCCTCAGCACCTGATTGAAACGACGATAGCGGCGACAGCGAGCAAGGCACGACGCAACGCTATTCTTGCGGTGATACCGAGAGCCTACGTTAACGATTTACTAGTGGCGGCCAAAGCAGTGGCCAGCAAGAACCAGAAGCCATTGGAGCAGGTTCGGGCAGAAATGCTGGAGTTCTTTGCTAGGTCATACCGCGTCGATGCGGCTCAGGTTTTTGACTACCTCGGAGTTGACGGAGTTGATGACATTACGCTGGCTCATGTCGATGAACTGCGAGCGGTTGTGACGGCGATTAAAGAAGGCGAATCGGTCGAGGCGTTTTTTGGCAAGGCAAAAAGCAAGGTCGATTTAGCAAAAGAAAAGTCGGCGGCACGCAAGGCTAAGGCTGACCTTGAAGGAATTGCAGAAGCAGCCGGAACGGTTAGCTAAGGAAGGAAAAAATGAATAAGCACAAAACTACAGTACATACGAGATGTCCGTATGCTCCAGTCTGGGACTATTACACGGTCATTGTCGAAACACCGGATTTCCTACGATGCGAGAAATTGCAAGAAGTCTGCGAAGAAATTCGCGGTAAGGAAATGACACAAGAGCAGGTCTATCAGTTTTTGAAATCAAAGATTTTTTTGCCAGCGACAATAACTGTAAAGGGTCGACACGGACAAAACGGAAGGCTGGTAATCAAAGGATGATTCCTTACCACGGAACCCCATGCGGGGCAACCCGCGAAGATGTAGCACGATTCCTAAAGAGTCGTCATGCGTTGATTTCATTCTTCCGTCCAGAGGACATTGGGACGGCAGCGGAAGTCTGCCAATCGTTTTGTATCGACAACGGGGCGTTTAGTGCGTGGAAGCAAAACAAAACAATTGACTGGGAAGCCTACTTTGATTTCGTGGAACAGTGGCGACATCATCCAGCATTTGATTGGGCAATCATCCCTGACGTAATAGATGGACATGAACAGCAAAACGACCGACTGGTTAGTCTTTGGGATGCGAAGTACGGACGCGGCTATGGCGTTCCAGTTTGGCACATGCACGAATCAATGAAGCGATTGGACGAGCTTTGCGAGTGGCCTCGGTTGGCTATTGGTTCGAGCGGCGACTATGCCACGGTCGGCAACGACCGATGGTGGCAACGCATAGCGGAAGCAATGCAAGTGGTTTGCCCAGAGGGTAAGCCGCGAACGAAGCTACACGGATTACGAATGCTAGACCCTGCTGTTTTTACACATTTGCCTTTAGCAAGTGCAGACAGCACGAATGCAGTGCGCAATTCGTCGAGCTACAGAAGGTTCGGAATGTACTTTCCGCCAAACGCATCAACGCGAATGGCAATTATTGCAGAGAGGATAGAAGCACATCAATCAGCGGCTCTTTGGGTGGAATTACCGCAAGAAAAGTCGCTGCAACTATTTTAACCGCTTTGGGCAGCGGGCGTGCTTGCAGGTGCGGCAAGGGCTCATACCCCAAGCTGCTGGTTCAAGTCCAGTGAGGCACGTTTTAGGAAGGATGGTGATGAAACGATGATGTTAATTTTCGCACTCGGTTTTTGTTTAGGCGGGACTGCTTTCTGTTTGCTGGGGATGGTGCTGCATGATTGAAGCATGTAATCGAATCTTACAGGCGTTCGGAGCTAATCAAATTTTGCTGACCGAAATTGATGGCAGTTATGTGTTTTTTAAGCTCGGAGTACTTGGTCATTTTGTTATCTATGGAAGTGGCACCGTGGAAGAGTGGGTTAACGACGACTACCAGTCGACTACGCGATCCAAATGGTTACAAGCCATAGGTGAAGGCAAGACGCGAAACGATGCAGGGGAAGTTGCATGACTGACCTAGCCAAAGAGCTTACCGACTACCTGCGTGGTGAACGTCGAGCAGTGCGAGACAGTGAGCTAGTGCGGCTGATTTTGCAGGAATCGCTGTCTAATCGGCAGTGGACCAAAGCGACGGTTGGACAATGGGAAGCGGCGATTGATGAGGCAGTTAAGCAAGGTTTGATTGTGCGTGAAGGTGTGATGCTTAGCTTGCCAGCGGTGGCGGCTAGGCCGAAGGTGGAACAGTTGGATTTGTTTTAGGAGAACGCGATGGAATGGATAGACGTAAGAGTTCGGAAGCCGACTAAAGATGATGCCGATGACAAGGGGTTAGTACTTCAATTATTAAAAGGTGGTGTCAGAGGGTTTTACTGGTGGGATCACTTGGCTGCTATGGTCGCATGGATGCCGATTCCCAAGTTTGAGAAGATCGACCCACCACAAGGCTATCGGCTTATCGATACAGCTACCGAGCCGTTTCGTAATGACGCTCTTTGGTGGAGTACTCGATTCAAAGAATGGACAAATACTTGTGGTCTTAACTATGGCTCGTCATTGCTTCACTGCGTCCCCATCGATCCACCTAAGCCGAAGTACCGGCCATTTAAGAATGGCGATGAGTTTAGGCCGTTTCGGGAGAAGTGGGTGAGAGCTAAGGACGGTTCTCATGTGACTCCACCGCAAAGCTACTGCGACACTCATTGGTGTGGATTGCTATGGCAGCATGCATTCGAGCAATACGAGTTCGATGACGGTACACCGTTCGGAATGAAGGTGTCAGAAGAGGATTAGTTAAAACACTGCGGCTAGCTCGCAGTGAACGGCGGATCCGTGGTTCGCGAACGAATAGCCTGACAGCCGGAAAGACGGCAATATGACCCTGTAGCTCAAGCAGGAAGAGTGCAGCAAGGAGTCGTCCGGGAAGGCGAATTAGTAGCTGCGGTGCTGGTTCGAGGCCAGCCAGGGTCACTGGGAGAATGAA